TGGGTATAGGGTTAGTAGGGTGGAATAACCCTCTATTTCAGACCGGTTCCCTAGAGAGCCTCTTACGAGGACCCCTTTTGTTTTAGACCCCTTTTTCACCCTACTAACCCTATAGGCACAGCACATACCTACAGCATACACACGCGTAGCGTAATCATAAAACTTGAAAGGTTTTTTTGGCAGAAGGGAAGGGCATAACAGACCACTACAAGTATGCTCCCCGCTCTCCAGTCCTACACCCTCAGTGCTTGCGTCCAAGAAGTCAAGGTGGACATCTTTCGGCGTATCCAGTCAGACCACAACGGTCTAACGGAAGATGACTTCAACGAACTGGTGACTGATATTAAGCACGAAGAGCTGGACGACAATATCACCAAGATGTATAAGGACGAAGTGGACAAGCTCCTTTGCGAGTATGGAATCGCCGAAGCCTTTGACCTCTACGCCTCCGAGTTCGGCTGGGACCACAAGTGTCCCCCCAACACCAATATGGTCCTCTACGCCGTGATTAGCGACAACCTCAACGACAACGTTCTGAACTACCCCGACTACAAAGAGTGGTGCGAGGAGAGCGAGAGCGACTGAACACAAACCAAACACAATTCCACGACAAAACTAAAAAAGGGCGCCCAGTAAAATGGGTGTTTTTTTTAGGAGCAAGGGGATATAGGCACAGCATACCCACAGCATACCCCCGTTTATATATAGTAATCATAAAACTTGAAAGGTTTTTTTGGCAAATAGAAAGGCATACCAAACAAGCAAGTATGAACCAAGTCAAAGCAGAGAAGGCGCTTCTCAAGGAGTCACTCCTCTCGTCGCACACAAGCGTGTCGTGCGCCGTTCCCGCCTACTGGGCGAACCAGCCCGAAGCACACCGCGGGGACCGCGAGTTCGTGATGTGGACAATCCAGTTCCGCAAGACCCACTACACCGTGAGCATCAAATACAAGAAACCGTTCGTTAGAACCTACTCACAACCCTTCCCGCCCGCCAACAACTACGAGCCTCTCACCGACGAGCAACAAGCCTTTCTGGAAGGAGAGGTTGCGAAACTGAATCTCTCCTACCCAGTGAAGATTATCGGCAAGTAAACACAATAAGAAAAAAAGGGGCAGTCCCTTTTATAAGGGGAAACCCTTTTTTTACTAGTAAAAAACCCACAGCATATTTTATACCCACAGCATACCCACAGCATATACGCCTTTGTATATAGTAATCATAAAATTTGAAGAAACTTTTTAGAGATAGAGAAGGTTAAACAAGCAAGATGTCAGTTGTCCGTATAAAGAAGCCCACCGTCGCTCGTAAGCCCCTGCGCAGAATCGGAGATGCCGTGTTCAAGATGATTGTGGAGATGGCGTATGAGATGAAGTATGCGAATCGTCACTGTGAAGCGGAGCGCACCAATCTGTTCCACAACTTCCCACCGATATGGTTCACTCACCATAAAGAGCAGAACCACGACCCGCCTCCCTTTGATACAAAGGAGGTCGTTTACAAGAACCTTCGGCTGGGAGATATTGTTGTCCACAACGTCTACACACTACAGAACGATACTATCATTCGCCTTGCGAAAGTCACAAGAATCAACCAGAAGTCCATAAGCACGAAAGATTGTGACCAAGACGGGCAGTTGGTGGAATACAATCCAGAGGACAACGAATACTACCCGACCAAGGAACACCGCAAAGACTACAACAAGGTGTTCCCCTACGTTGGTCGTATAATGACTATTCTTACGGGAACGAAGCATCTGCGTTACGACGGCTGGAATGCCTAAACCACAAACAATAACAAAAAAAGATATGGGGAAACCCTATTTTTTATGATTGAAAAACAGCCACAGCATAGGCACAGCATTTTTTATAGTGATAAAGAGGGGGGAAGGGTGAGTAGGGTGAAAAAGAGGTCTAAAATGAACCGCCTCGCGAAGACAAAATCCCTAGGGGAACGATTTGAAATAGACCGTTATTCCGCCCTACCTACCCTACACACCCACAGCATACCCCACAGCACCCCAGACCACCTAAAGGAATCCAGAGCGTAATCAGAACGTATAAAATTGATTGCGTTTCCCAACCTTAAAAAAAGTAGAACGCTCCGGTAGAATGAATCGGACTCTGGAATACGCCAGAGTGAATAACATACCAGTGTCAGGAATCTCGCTCAAGCCCCACTATGACGACACAAAGCGCCGTGTGACCAAAGGCGGGGGCGGTGCGAACAAGGGTTGGCGGGACGCCCCTGGATTCCACCACGAGTTCCAACTTTACAACGGTTGTCCCACCACTGCGTGGTATATGGACCTCTCCAAGGCAAATATGTTCGTGATTGACGTAGATATTAAGGGCGACACCACTGCGAAAGAGGCTATGACGGAAGAAGCCTACAATCGCCTCGTAGAGGCGTCGTCGTATGTGGTGGAAACGGGTTCGGGCGGACTCCACTTCTACTTCAAGAGCAACGGCGTGAAACTCAGAAACGCGGTCAACGTAGAGCAGTGGTGTTCCTGGTTCCGTCCTGGCGTAGAGGGAGGAATTGACCTGATTACCGAAAGCATTATTATTGAAGGGTCGTCTTACTCCTACGAGGGCAAGACCTACACCTACAAGTCAGTGAAGCCTGGTGCGACGATTGAGGGGGTCACCTTCCACCAAGGCATCTGGGACGAGGTGTCCGAGGTGTCCAAGCCCAAGAATGTGGTAGTGATTCCTGAGGACCTTCCTGCGGGAGTCGCACCGATTGAAAAGGAGGCGTATCACACACGCACCGAAAAGATACTGGAGGTGGAGTCACTGGTGGACCTCTTCTCGCAAGAACGGGCGACGAAATACACCTCCTGGTTGAATGTGGGACTCGCTCTGAAGGCAGTCTTCCACCAGCTTCCAGACGGCGAGTTGCTCTTCCTGCGATTCAGCCAGAAGTCACCGAAATACAACGAGGCGGACTGTGTGAAACTGTATCGGTCTATCGTTCCCCGCGCGGGTTTCACCAAGCGGAGCCTGTTCTACTGGGCGAAGGAGGACAGTCCCGAAGAGTATCGGGACCTCTTCGGTCACAAGATGGACTGGGGAACCCTGAAGGGGGTGAACCAGAACGAAATGGCGAAGTGTTTCACGAGCCTGGTGCTACAAGAGTTCGTGTTCAGTTCTGGCGTGTGGTTCCGCTACACAGAGCATAACACGCTCGTTCCTCTGGGAAAGAATCACCCAGATGAGTTGAAACGCCTTGTCAGTGACACGCTACAGACAGAACTCCACAACCTGGTGAAGACACTGACGAAAGACAACGAACTCTACTCGGCGTGTATGAAAATGGCGGGAGAGTGCCACCGCACGTTTGGGAGCAGTCAGTGGATTAACGGCGTGATTGACTTCGTGCGAGGTCTTTACACAGATGACGACCTGTTTGACAGAATTGACACGAACACCAATCTCCTGGCGTTTTCCAACGGTCTGCTCTTGGACATTTCTACGAAGACGATTCGCCCGATTGCTCGTGAAGATGCGATTTGTCGCACCACGAAAAAGCCACTGACGCAAGAGAGTTCTAAGGAACACCGAGAGTTCCTCCTGAAGGAGCTACTGAACATCTTTGACAATCCGCAAGTGGTTCAGTATTGGCTGGAAACGGTGAGCCAAGCGCTCTTCACGAACTGCTACGAGAAACTCTATTGTCATACGGGAAGTGGAGGAAACGGCAAGGGTGTCCTCTTTGGACTGGTGAAGGAGGCACTGGGCGCCTACTACTATCAAGCGCCGAACGAGTTCCTGACGACGACTTATAAAGCGGACGCGCCGAACTCCACTCTGGCGAATGCCCGAGGCGTTCGTGTCTTTATGACCAGTGAGCCGTCGTCGCAGAACTCGGACGGGCGAGGAATGAAACTCTCCACAGACCTGATGAAGGCACTGTCTGGAACGGACGATATTAACGCACGTGACCTCTTTCAGTCGGCGAAGGACCCCTACAAGCCGACATTCACGTGCTTCCTTCAGTGTAACTGTATTCCCGACTTTACGAAGGTGGACGGTGGTCTGCGTCGCCGTTTTGAGAAGATGGACTATCCCAACAAGTTCGTGGAGGAGCCGAAGCGCAAGAACGAGAAGAAGATTGACTACGACCTGAAGCGCAAGATGTCAGAATACGCCGTCGTGAACGAGTTTGTCCTACTGTTGTGGGAAACGGCGAAGGCGTTTACGGGGTTTCACCGTCCGCAGTCCGTCAAAGAGTCCACTAAGATGTTTCTGGACGACGCCGACAAAGTCCTCTGTTGGCTGGAGGAGAAGATGGAGAAGACGGACGCCGTTCCGCCTATGGGCGAGCGCATCACGAAGGCGGAAGCCGTGAAGATGTTCAACGCAGACACGGGAGTTCGTATGACGCCAAAGACGTTTCACGACCAGATGCGAGTGAACGAAGTGGAAATCAAGAAAATCGGTGTGGACTACTACCTTATTAAACGGCTTCCCGAACCCGAGGTCGCCAAACCCGAAGAAAAATCAGCCTTCCGGCTCTAATCTGGTTGACCCTCAGCCTATTTTTTTATTGAATAAAATTGATTGCGTTTTAAACTTAAAAAAAATGTATCATACTCCGGTAGAATGGAGAAGACAGACAAGCGCAAGGAGCAACTCCGCCAAGCACAGATTCGCTACAGACGGAAGCATTCAACGAAACAGACGGTGGCAGACCCGCAACAAGAAGAGGTAAAAGCAGAAGTAGAGAAGCCAACACCAATCTCTTATACGGTAGAGTATCGCAAGAACTACTACAAAGCCTACTACGAAAAGCATAAGGAGAAGCTACTGGCACGTTCTAAAGAGAGATACGTTAAGAAAGAAAAGGAATGCGGGAAACCAGAATGAAAATTATCTGTCCGACAGATAGAATGGTGGACTACGTTATATTTGAAAAGAAACAAGAAGGAGAACGCCCACCGTGGACGTATGAAACGGTATTAACATTCTGTGAAGAGCAGAAGTGGTGTCCCCTACACGTCGCAGATGAACTCTTGTTCGTTGTTGTCCAGTTAAACAAACGAGAAGAGGACGAGAAAGCGCGTCTGGTGGAAATTACACCCACTATCACATTTATCCTAAAAGATGACCCCGCCCTTGACGACTTCCTAGAGTTGGAAACACTCACCCACCCCCGCCCCGTATTCAGCGAATAAACGGGTTCACCATTCTGATACAATTTACGAGTCCGTCTAAAAAGACGCACCCGTAAATTGTATGAGCTTTTTTTTGTCCTGTATACCCTATCACAGTTTTTTGGCTTTGGCGTTGAGTTCGGCGGACCGGTCTTTCAACCACTGTTCAATATTATCGGTGTCCGCTGGCAGTTGTAGGTCTTTCAGTGATACAATCGCCTTCTGAATCGTTTTAGGGTCCTGGTCGCTCTCTAGCACTTTCTGTATCGCCTCTAGACGGCTCAGTAGTTGGTATTCCTCTCCCAGTTCACTGTTAAAAATACGGCTCAGACGTAGCATTCCTTTCTTGTCGTCTTTCGCTTTACAGATGCTGAACTTTCGTTTCAGGATTTTATACCACTTCTTCTCTTTTGCGAGTTCCCGAATGTCCTTCTCTAGCGAGGCGATATACTCTTCTGGCGTCTGTTCTGTCTGGGACAAGTCGTAAATCACACTTACCTCTGAGAAAAAGTTAGAGATACGCGCGACCAAATCCAGTTTTATGAAATCCAGTTTATCAAACACCTTGTCAAACACCTCACGCTTAAACAATTGCCCAGGAAACACCCTTATTTTACGGTTCTTCGTCTGTAACTTCAGTTCTACCAACCACAAGTCCTCACTGCCCTCTATCGTTGTAAGCAGTTCTGATAGAAAATCGTAGAGCTTATCCTTTTCCTTTGGAACAACAGAAAAGAGGTCGTAATCAGACGGGTATTTCTGGGAGAGCAACGAAGCAGAGCCTTTTAGTGTGAGTTTGCTCTTTGGATACGTGAGCATTTTGATAATTTTCTTTAATTCTGCGGAATAATCCCGTTCGGGACGGCGTTCCAGTATATCCATCTTATAAAGAGGTAATAAAATTAACGGGGGCGGGTGTAATAGTGTTCGTTACGTCGGTCGTCAAAATCTAGAGGGTCGGAGTCTGACTCTGATTCTGACTCTTCGTCTTCTGACTCTGAATCGCGAAAGCCGTAGTTTCGTCGGAGCGACCCTAGACCTCTGGACGCCATACCTTCGCCCACGTTCTCTTCTTCTTTTTCGTCGTCTACAGGAAGCTCTCTCTCGCGTTCTAGAGCCGGTGTTTCTGCGCGAATAAAGCGTAGGATTTCACTGGGCGGAGTGATAGTGATTCTATAGGACGGGTGTCTTTCGTTGAAGCTGGCTACTTTTGCTCTTGCCTCTTTCTGACCCATACCAGTCTTATACTGATTCTGTCGGACCTCTCTTATCACTGCCTGTTGTTCATCAGGAACACTTCTTACAATTGTAGGGCGTGAAATCACCGTTCCTACCACCGCCGAAACATCTGGCGCCCCACCACTTTCTTCTACCAACGCGTCTGCCTGTGCCTGGACTACTTTCTCATCTTCTTTCATTCTTGAAATGCCGGTTGTGAGAGAACTTATCGCCTCCTGTCTAGCTCTGATTTCTTCAAGTCGCTCTGCCTCTCCCACTTCCATAAGGGGCTTAATCATCTGGTTTTCTGCTTCAATCTCATCTGCTTCTGCCTTTTTATCCTTGAACTCTGTGCGACTTAGCTCATACTCTTGAAATGCCCGCTCCCACTCTTCGGTGTTGGGGTAGTCTAGGCGTTGGGGGACGACGGGCTTTGCGGGGACGGGTGGGACCAGTTGATAAAGTTCCTCGGCGCGCTCTGGGTCGTATCTAGCGCCCTCTGACAACATTTTGATTTCACTTTCCAGCACCACTCGCATACGCTCCGCATACTCTATACTATCCACAAGGTCGCGTGCGCTCTGGGCAATCACTTCTGCCCTACGAATCATCTGTGTTTGTGCGGGGGTCAGTCGGGTCGCACTGGAGCTGGCTTCGCTCTTGATTTTCACAAGTGATTCTTTCTGAGCGTGAAGAGGCAACTGCTTCAGACTCGCCTTTAGTGTTGGGGGAATCTTGAACCCCAGTTCGTCTTCCAGTGCCTTGATACGACCGTCATAATCGTCGGCAGGAAAATCGGGGACGTTTTTCATTCCTTGCGACAACAGATAATTCGCATTAGGAAGGCGCTCTTTAATAAGAGTAATATCGTTCTGCGACAACTGCTCAAACGCGTTACGAAACTCAGTGTTAAGAGCCTCTACCGTAAGAAGTTCCACAGAGGACATATTATCTCTGTCCACTTGTTTTCGGATAAACTGGTAGACGGCGTAGGTGCGAAGGAAGTCTAGCACGGCACTCGTAGACGATTTACTGACGGTTGCCTCGTCGCCACGTGCGCCATCTTCCATATCTTTCATCACACGCTGGACGGCTTGTGACAGACCGTATAGAAGAGCGTCCAGATTCGGCGTAAGTGCCTGTAACTGAACACGAATCACCTGACGGGACTCTCGGCTTAGACCAGTCTGGTGAGAGGTGCGTGAGATGGTGTTATAGAGTGGAATCACATCTCCCGTATTGGTGGACTGTTCTTGTGACTGAATGACGCTCTGGGAAAATCGCGGGTCGTCAATTCGTCGCACATTCTGTAGGAAAAACTCTAGCGTTCCAAGCTTCTGCTCCAGCGTTCGGTTGATTTGCTCCACTGCCTTGTCCACATTCACTTCTGCTCCCAAGTCACGCTCGGTTTTTGGCTTGAGGGTGTCGGGAAATACGGAAATCTGCTTCAATTGACGCTGAACAACTTGGTTATTGATGTCCTTAAACACATCAAGAATCTCCATATTCTGCTTCTGTCGGAGAGTCGCCATTTATTGAAGTGATAGAATATTATTTCAGAGGGTGTATAGGGTGGAAAAGGGGTCTATTTCAAGACCTTTCCTATAGGGATTCTACACTATAGAAAAGGATTGTAAAAAGGGGTGTTTTTAACCCTACTAGCCCTCAAAGAAAACAGTAGACGAGTAGGGTGGGAAAGTTTTTTAACCCTACTCGCTCTACTTCTTATAGAGTCCCTCTGCCTTCACGATTTTGCTCGCCTCAATCATCTTCACACCGCGCTCCTTCATAATACGTTTCACAATCTCCGCACGAGCAGAGCGACCGTCACCACCACCCGATACACCACCGCCGATTCGTCGGTCCGTCATACCACTCAGATTCTTCATTCCTCCTGATACACCCTTCCCTTTTAATTTTTTGGAAACCGCTTTCATCACTTTCATCTCCGCCTCAGAGTGTGGCTTACCACCACCATAAGAACCTTGTAACTGCGAAGTGGGCGGAACACCGTTGCTAAGAGCGACGGGAGCCATAGCCAGTAGGTCACCGTTGGCGTTGATAAGTTGTTTCTTTCCCGAACCAATCGGACGACCGCGACCCCGCTTCTCCGTATGCTTCTCCAACACGCTCTGGAGAGCCTTCTTCTCTGCTTTCGTAATCTTCCCACGACCCGCAATCCGCTGGGAATTGCCCATCACGGGGTAAGGGTCGGGGTTGCCCAGAATCGCACCACCGACGTCTGGAACTTCCTGACCCAGCCCGTGGAGAAGAAGATGAGGGACAATACCCACTACATCTGACACGCCCTCCTTGAGGGAATCCCACCACGAACCGCCAGACATTCCCTTGCCTTTCAACACGTGACCCATCATACGACCAAGTAGGCGAGCGTTGTGTTTCTGGTCTGCGCCACTGCCGAAGATGTAATTGGTTGCCTTACCAATATCTTCGCCGAAGTCCGAGAATCCGTCCACAATATCGCCGAACAGACCCGCTCCCCGCTTTTCGTAGACGCCCGATACGCCTTCTGAATGACCGTATCCAATATCACGAAAGGTTCCCTCGGCAAAGCCGTTGCCCCCTTTCATTCCTTCTGAGTCGTTTCCATAATAATATACTTGAGGAAGTGATAAATCATCATTAATAACGTTGTCTTCGGCGTCGCGTTTGGACGCGTTGCCCATTTGAAACAGAACACCAGCAGTTGAACCACCAGAAAGACCCATTCCATCTACCGGTGAGTAGGCATAAAGAGTAGAAAAGCGGTCATTATAACGGTCTACCACCTGAGCGATTCCACGATTGTATGCGTTGTCGTAAGGCATTCTTTTTATTATAGGGAGATAATAAAAATAATTGCTGATATTGCCGGAATATTTAGCAACCCTGAACAGTGACGGCGCTTGAGTCGGCGACCTCATTCGTCCAGTAGATGCGGTAAGAATTAACGTCGCCCGAGTCAGATGACGAAAGACGAATGGTTCCGTAACCTACCGTAGCGGGGGGACCGACAGTAGAAACGACTGCGCCCTTTGTGGCGACGACCGAAGCGCCTGCTGGGACAAGGGCGGTTGTCTTAACAATACCTAGAATCTTGGAGCATTCGCCCAAATAGTTGGGAATAGAAGCGACGTTGGTGAATTGACCAACGGCGAGTGTGTATAGGGCTGAATAGACGGGCGACGAAACAGATGAAATCTCACGGTTCGCCATTTTGTTTTCTACTTAGTCGGAAACATTTTTATTTTCCGCTCATCAGACGGTCCGCAAGACGCATACGTGCGCCACCGCTTGAACCACCGCCACTGGCACCGCCACCGCTCGCACCGTAGCCCATAGCGCCCATAGCACTGTGCGCCATCTTCGCCACTGGGTGACCCGACTTAGAAAGCTCTTCCTTGCTCGCCTTCAGAAGATGAGGGAGAATCTTGCCCGCCACTGACTTAAGGCTGTCCAAGAAGCCACCGCCGACCATACGCTTGACGGACGACTGATACATAGGCTCCTGTGCGGAAGCCTCCAGAACGTCCTGCTTGGTAAGAATACCAGTGTAAGTGGAAGAAGTGCCACGCTCGTTCACGAACAGACCAGAGTTCATAGTAATCAAGACAATCTCGGGGGCAATCTGGTAAGGGAACTGATTCGCCACCTGGAGGTTCACTTGGAGGCTGAAATTTCCCAAACTGCCACTGGAATAGTAGTCTTCTGTCAGCTGAATGTCCTTACCGAACTCCAGAATGAGGAGCGAACCAGAGGTTGGAATCTTGCGACCCAGACCGCTGACCGGGTCTGGCACCGTAGCGTAACCGCTGAACTCCTGGAAGGACTGGTTACTGCCGTTCTCTACTGAATAGCGATAGAGGTCCTGGACGGTTGCGGAACTGAGAATGCCCGACTGATTGTTGAACTGAATGGAAATACCACGAATAAGGAGAAAAGCATCTGGCTGACCCCACGCAGTAGAGCCGAGAGGGTTTCGCACCTGAATAATAAGCTTATCGGGGATTTGGTTGAGCTGTAGGGAAGACGTTCCAAGAAGCTGTTGAGCTGGGGCAAGAGTCGTAGCGCCGAGCGACGGGACGTAGCCGGGAATACCAGCAAAGCCAGTGGTCAAAAATCGCGGAAGCTCGTAGTAGGGGACCGAGTTGCGGGCTGGCATTAGGTCAGAAGGGTGGGGCGTGAGGAAGTTAAAGAGGAGCTGGGTGTTCGCAAACGACTGAACCGTGACGGCAGTGATAAAGGTGGAGCCAAGGGGACTGGTGGTGGAGGCGTTGGTGTAATTAGCACTGCGCCAGACACGTGAAGCGTCACCGATATTGAAGACCATATTCATATTTTGAATGCCATAGAACGCCTGGTTATTGCTCTTGGGGTCCGCAAAGATGAACGGCGAAATGAGAAGGGGTTCCGTAGACGTGAACTGGACATAAATATCCTGTGGCACGCCGTCCACAAGGGGAACGGGGGCGACAAGGGGGCTGGAGAGAACACCAGCCACCAGAGAAGTGGAAATACCATCAATCACGAACGCACCACGCTGGTAGAGGTCGTTGTCCGAAGCGTTGCTAAACGAACCAAGGGAGTTGAGGTTGGAACCAATACCAGCCTTGTAGTCCGCCAGCAAATCGGGGGCAACAGTGGTGTAGCCGTTGTATCGCTGAAGCTCACGACGGTCGTTAAAGCGGAGAAGGGCTGGCAAAACGTCCCTTACGTTGAGTGAAACGGAGTTGTTGTTAATCGTGGCGGTCATTACCGTAGCCAATTGGTGAAGAGGGAAAGCGGAGAGAGCGTCACTGACACCAATATTGAGGGGGTTCTGACCGGCGTTCAGAGCCGTGCCAGTCACGGTAAGCTTTAGAATAACCGTAGAACGCCATAGCACACGTCTATCTATTAGCGTCTGTTCGCTGGGAACTTGGACGTTAAAAGTAACGGAAGACGGGGTTTGCGAGATGGCTTGGAATTGGGCTGGAGTCATATTTTGTCCACCTTTGTGAACGGCATACTGAACGGCGTCAGTAACATTCAGACGGTCATCTTTCACAAGAACTTTCTGGAAATCCTGCGACATTTGGTTTCTATACTCCCCCTACAAAAAAAACTCAGAGGCAGAACTCGTTTTGCGTCGGAGAGAGTGAGTGGACGGGTGACTAGGGTGAAAAAGAGGTCTAAAATGAACAGCCTCGTGTAGACCATTTCCCCTAGGGAACGATTTGAAATAGAGGGTTATTCCGCCCTACTGACCCTACCCTCTAAATATCAGCGTTGTTGTAGTCTTTTCGGCGAAACATTAATTTCAAAGAGCCAGAGGCACCCGAGCCAAGCAAGAAGGGGTGAAGCAGTCCGTATTGGTCTTTCCAGAAGACCTGAATATCCACCTGATTACAAGGACTCTCACCATACAAATCTACCAAGCGGTATTCACCGTTCGGGACGTAGGAAATGTCTGGGACGTAGTTATTCGTGGCACTGAACGGCACGATAAAATCGGTGACGACGGGGAAGATATTCGCGGTAGAGCCAAGTGTAATACTGGTGGGAGCAGTGCCGTTCAGAATGGAAGGAGTGCCTACATTCTCCATCACGACCGGTAAGAGAGTAGAGGTAAACACAATAGACTGGACGGGGTTCATTAGGGACGCAGTCTGGTGGTCTTGATAGACCTGGATTGCCGTATAAGCGGGAGTAATGACGCCAAGAACGCTATAGGTGGAAACGATATACAGACCCGCCCCTGCGTTGGTATTAAACACAACATACGAATAGAAGGGTGATTCGGGGCGAACATTCTGGAACTCGTAAGGGAAGGAATTGAAGAGCGTAGAGAGGGCTTGATTGAAGTAGATGTAAGAAGGAGTTGTGGTGGTGGTTGTCTGTGAGAAAATCGCATTATCGCCTGTGAGGATTGCCGTTAGAGCTTCTACATTAAAGGACATAGACGGGGGCTGATAGGTAGAAACCGTAGTTCCACTCGCACTAAGCCACGGTTTCACTCCACCGATAGAGGCGTATCTCGCACCATTTACACCCCAGAAGGCGTTCGTAAGCGTCTGGTTAATCATATTGATAAACACCTCGTAGTTATACACATAGTAATAGGGACTCGTGAGTTCTTCCAGTGTGAGTGCCTGGGGGTTGGAAGGCGTCCAACTGGGAGCGGGGGCGGAGAGGTCGTTGGGAATGTAGGTGACCGCTTGGGTATAGGTGGTGGTGGTTGTGTTGGTGAAAGAGAGTGTGAGGGTGTAAGGGGTGATATTGTAAAAGTCGCCATCTGAAGTAAAAGAGCCACCGCCAGCGTATGGCTGGAGGTTATTAATTTTAGAGAGGGACGGTGCGTTCAGAACAATAACGAGTCCGACAACCGACAACACTTTATAGGTGCCGTTGTATTGCTTAGAGTTGGTGACGTAGATTTCGTCGCCCACAAAGAAGAGAGGGACGAGCGAGGGGAGATTCACCGTTGGAGCAACGGTAATGGTGAGTTCGTTATTTCCCGAGTTAAATGACATAGCCGACGCGGAGATGACCGCGTAGCCCAACTGCTGAGAGCCACCAAGGAGAGAGAACGCCGTTGTGGTTCCGCCTGGGTAGTTGTTCGGGACACCACCTGGGACTGCTCCCGTGTTGAGGAGGGTCGTAGAGGTGACACCAAAAGAGGAGGTGGTAGAGGCAGTAATACGATAGTAGTTGTCGTAGGTGTTAGAGGTGTCAAAGATAGAAGTCGTCGCGCCGTTAGAGAGTGTCAGTTTCATCACAGAGCCAACCTTCTGCGGGATATTCGTGTAGAAATTAACAGTAAAAGCACCCGTGTTGGTTAGACCACTCATAGACTGAATCGGGTAGACTCCGCCGAAGTTCGTGTTTGGATTCAGGTCTATTTGTGGGATAAACACTGGAAGCGTCGGAGTCTGTAGGTTGAATCGCACAATAGACATAAAGTAGTCCTGGGGACTTCCCAAAAAATAGTTGGAACGTGTTTCCTTATACTGAAACCGGACGGGCTTCGCTGGAAACGAAGAGTCGTTGTTAATCACATTCATATCATAGTAAATGTGATACGGCTGGTTGTCGCTATGAGCCTTTGCGAAGCGTTGAACAGACATCTTTCTACAAGGAAAGAATATTAATATAGGAGGGCAAACCGGAGGATATTCGTGTAGGAATCTAAAAAGAATCTTGTAAAGTATGAAAAATACGGTAATTACTGGATTATTTAGATTATAATAGAACTTTACAGTCATTTTTAGATATTTACGGTAGAGTTCCCGTATAAATTAGCTAATTTATACTGGGTCTTTACGGTAGAAATCACAAATAATCCCATAATTACGGTAAATATGGGATTATTTCAGAACTTTACGGATTATTTCGGTAAACACGTGGCATTTCAACTTTTTTTACTCTAGGCGCGAGGGCATTTGTTGAAAAAGACCAAAATGAACGGGGCGACCCCTTCCCGCATTCGGTGGCTGACGGTCATCTCTGCGTGGCTCTTCTCTGCGGGGTTCTTCACGCGGTCGTGCGTTTGATGGTTGCGGTATGTAGGAAGCTCCTGCCGTGTATCCTACTATATAAGAGGAATGATTACTACGACGTGGGGTCCTTGCGAGAGCGTCCTGAAACCCCTGTGAGAAGGGTTCAAACTCCAGAATCATTCCTCCCACGCCACCAATAATTTCCTGAAGCCTATCAAACGCTTCTCGGATATACTGCGGTATGTCTTCTGCCATTTATAATCCCTCAGAAAATTATTATGGCGTTTCGTTCATAACCTCTATCATCTGTTCGCCGTCTTGTGCCGACAAGAAGGCGATTCGTTGCTCTCGCACTCTTTCCCAACTCGCCGTATGGAGCAAGTTCCCACACTCTTCTGGTAGGAGTAGTTTGGGGTGTCGCTTAATATCTTCTACGAAAGGTCGCATAATAGACCCAGGAATAACAGGCGACTGGTCTAAGATGCGGTCATATTCATTTTTTGCTTGTCGCATAAAGTCCTTCACTGGCTTTCTCTTGTTTCGCTCTAAGGATAATTCAGTATAGATAAGGCGGTGGAGTTTTCCCCAACTGGTAGAAGAGTTGCGGTGTGATTCGCACTTCTCAGAGGAACGCATAAAATTAGCGAGGGTCGTGATGACGCCTACGCAGAGGTTGGTGACTCCAATCGCCATAGAGGCTAAACTCTGGTAGGCAACGGGAACATAACTCTGAACGGCTAAGTTGGCTGACCCGCACAGAGTGCTAAGGATAATCACAGGAATGCTAAAGAACAAATGCTCCTTGTGGAACTTGCGACTGGCTCGCTCCGTCATTAGTTTATAGCAGAGGGAACGGTCGCTCCATAACGCAAGGAGAAACTCCTCCTGCTCGCTCCACTCATAGACTGTATCCGTCTTCTCGCTTGTATCATCTAGATTAAACTTGGGAGGTTGATGAACCGTATTCGTTGGAAAGAAAACGGGTGTCGGTTTTTTCTGTAGTTCTTGTTCCATCTACTCCTTCGGAGGAAAAGGTGGGAGTGGGTCTAACTTCGGTTCTTTACTCCACCACTCCAGTATCCGCACAGGTGAAAGTGTATAGTGTCCTCGTGGATAAACGATTTGCTTCGGGTATTCCTTCTCCTTCTTCTCTTCTGGCTTCCAAATAAAAGACTTCAACCAGGCAAGCATCTATAGAGGTCGCACATTATTTTGTGATATGGTGTTGTTCCTCTTTTGATAGACCCATAAACCACTCCTCTACGTCTGCTTGTGTGATGCGAATGCCTTGAACGGTGATTTCCATTACTGAATAAGCGTTAGTTTTTCTACTGGGATAAAAACATAATCCTTGGGAGTCGTCCGCCACTCATCTCGCCAACGCAGAAACGGCTTCACCTCAAACGTGTCAAACAAGTTCTTGTCGTAGGGGATATAGTATGTTCCATCTGTGAAATGAAAGAGATACACTTGTTTCTTGGGGTGATTGGGGTTCACCTTGTCGCGTCCAATACAAGTGGTGGGGTAGGCGCGATAGGAATTCTTGCGGGACTTGAGTTCGTAAGATGCCGTTTTCCCCTCGTAGTCGTATGGGTCATACCGTCCCGTAGTGGGTGTAAGGCTGTCCTTAAAAAACTCCTCCAGTTTCGGAAGTAGTTCTGTCTGCTTCTGCGTTCCGAATGCGTAGTCTTGTTGGTAGGTCATTCTCTAAAGATGCCGGGGATAATCTTGCGGATTGATTGAACGCACCCAAAGGGTGACTAGGGTGAAAAAGAGGTCTATTTTGGACAGCCTCGTGTAGAAGAAATCCCTAGGGGAACGAATTGAAATAGAAGGTTATTCCGCCCTACTCACCCGACTATTTCTTGACATAATTGTTCTGTTGCGTTTCTACCGAATGGCTCATCATCTTAGCGTCCTCCTTCATCTCCTCGCGAACATCTGAATACTTTCCAAGGTAGATGTGGCGTAACAGACTGCTCCCCACTGATTTCCCAAAGATTTTATTCAGAACACGTGTGATGGAGTTGGTGGCGGTCAGAGGGCGCCCGTCCGCATACACCAAGAACGGTTGAGGAAGTGTATGCTTTCCCTTCAGTAGTGGGTGGTGATTCAGATAGAGGTTAATCACTGCGAAGAGTTCTGCGGGAATATCCACTATCAACTGACCTTCTCGCTTGCTCGTCTTGAACTTGTTAAAGATAAAACGATTGGTAGAGAGTTCCAGATAGTTTTTCGTAGAGTCCTCTGGTGCCTCCTTGACAATCAACATATTCTGATAATCGTTTCGGCGTGGCGGGAGAAGCACATACAAACTGAGAACAGTGTATTCCAATAGGTGGTTGTATTGCGATTCGGTCAACCGTTCGGGCAGTGCCTTCACACGCTCCTTCAGTTCCTCGTGTTTCTTCTGAACCTCTGCCCACGTCAACCAGTTCGCCTCTTGCGTAGGAGTTTTTTCATTCTTTGCCTCTTGTTCCTTCAACGTGCGGTTCTGATTCACCAGTTGGTCCGCATACGTCTGATACAACTTCTTCTTTCCTCGCTTCTCCTTGTCCAGCCCCAACACACTGACGATAGAAATAATATAGTTACGAACCGTGTTCGGCTTGTAGTCCGCCAACTGCTGGTGTATCGCCTCCACATTCTTCAGAAAGTTCAGGTTCTTTAGCGGTCCACCATTTAGTTTGCGGAGATTTCGTAGATAGAGTTTGATACTAGATTCGGCTAGACCCTTGGCTTTCATTCGCTCCTCCAGTTCAGATTCCATTCTCTATCTTTACCGTAGAAATTGTTTTTGGCAAAAATATTCTCACTCTATAGAAATGGAAGGTAAGGGTATGTTTGATTATATCAAGAACGCGTTGTCTATCACCGATTATTCAGCTTCCACTGAGAAACTATTAAAAGAATACGGCACCAACGAGATTGCTAAGCTTACGCTTCGCAGAGTTCCTATTTCGTTTGTGAAAGACCTCGCGCTCCAAGGTGTTTCTGCGGGCAAGTGGGAACAACTAAAAAAGAAATATGGATTTGACAAGTTCTTCCACCTTAGCCTTGTGGTAGACCTGAAAAACGCCTGGGAGAAAAAGGCGCTCCGTATCGGAAGAAAGATTCCGAAACAGTTAAGTGTGGAGAAGCTGGAGGTGGTCAGTGTGAATGAACGGGTGGACCCCGTAGAAGGTCAAGAAGAACAAGCGGTTCCCATTCCAAAAGGACAACGTATTACTCTGAAGGGTATGTTGGACAAGACCCGTCAGAAGATGGGTGATACACTCTTTTTTGCCTATTCCGCACTCGGCGACAACAACTGCCAGAATTTCGTTAAGAACCTTCTAGAGAGTGAGGGACTCTTACGACAACCCGAGAAGGATTTTGTGTTCCAGGATATATCTGAGTTGGCAAAGGAGTTGCCCGACACAACGCATTTTATTACGCAAGGAATCACACAGTTGAGCGCTCTAGCAAATAAATATCTCGGAATAGGAGGACGTATGAAGAACGAGGTTGTTATTCCGAAGAAAGAGTTTGTCAAAGAACACAAACACCTCGTCAAACTGCTGAACAAGTCAGATATTCCAGCGTTAAAGGCGGAAGCGAAGAGCCAAGCGAAGGAACTAAAAGCAGAACTGGTGGGCGGGACGCACCGAGAAAACGTTCTGAAACGCTACAAGTTGGAAGATAAGGGTTACAGTCTGGCGGAATTGGCTTCTATTAGTGGTGTGCCAGAGAAGATTCTACAGGAAGTGTATAACAGAGGGATTGGGGCTTATAAAACTCAGCCGAAATCGGTCCGTCTGAAAGGGTCGTTCGTGAAAAATGTTTCTGCTCCCGCTTCTAAGAAACTCTCTAAGGAGGCTTGGGCGCAAGCGAGAGTCTATAGCTTCTTAGATGGTGGGGACCACGACGAGGATTTGCGGGCGAATAAGGGAGGGGCAAAGGTGGGTCTGAACGATTTAGCGGGTGGAAACCGCAACGCTGGATTTATTAAGATGATGATGGCGAAAGAATCAGACAATCCAGCAGTAAGGGAGAAGTTTGCGAACAAGGTGGAAGAGCGAAACTTGTCAAATGCTCAGAAGCGTGCGGTAGGGGACAAGCGTGTGGGACCAGAACTCACAGTAGACAGTGTCAACGAGAAGAAATTACAGTCGGTGGAGAAAAAGACAGTAGATTCGGCGGATATGTCTAAGGCGACCCACCATATTATGCGCCACAACGAAACTCTGACAGTGGGTGAGGCAATTGAAGCATTCTATACGTATTTATTGGGGAACGCCATTCAACACCAGCCACTGACGGCAGAGAACCCTACCCGTAACTACCGTCTGACGTATGACATTCCTGGGGAGTTTGATAAGTGGCGTGAAGAGTCTGGTGTGGAAGTGGAGGACGAGGAGGAAGAGGAAGAGGAAGAGGAAGAGGAAGAGGAGGAGGAGGAGGAAGAGGAAGAGCCAAAGCCGAAGAAGAAGCCAACGGTTGCGAAGTCTGTTGCGGTGGAGGCTGAAACGGCAGAACCGCCAAAGCGGGTGGTGAAGAAGCCAACGGTTGCCGTTCCTCCGAAGTCTGTTGCGGTAGAGGTCGCAGAGCCAAAGCGGGTGGTGAAGAAGCCAACGGTTGCCGTTCCCGCTCGCGCCCCCGCTCAAGATGACGAGAAGTATGAAGACGCAAACATTCCCCAGGAAGCGAGGGGGCTTATTTCCAATAAAGAGATAGAGGCTCTCCACCCGGTTCTTCTTCAAAGAGCAAAACTGTCCGCTCTCTATAAGCTTTTTAATACGGCACACAAGAATGTTAAATACGGGTCAGAGGCTTACAAAACGAGGGCGAAACTAGATACTTTATCTATCAATATAGGAAAAACAGATGGAGGAGGGGAAATCTCTGCGGAAAGTCGTGCGGGAGCGTGTAGAAAAGAGGCTAGAAGATTCGCCTCTTTCTTACCCCGATAAGAGGGCGGAAATCAGTCGCCTTTACTCTCTTGCGTTCAGTCCAGCAGAAGACCAAAAGGAGTTGTTCCAAGAACAACTTGCTCCCACAGAAAAAGACCTTGACAATCCAGAGAAGTATGTGGGAATGAAGAAAATACCAGAGAAGCAACTGAAATAAAATTATAACGGTAGGGTAGAATGGAACTAGTTCAGTCAAACAACCCAGAGGATTTGTTCCGCTATTATTTCAATCGGTCACAAGAGCGTCAACAACACCGTCTAGCGGGCGGTAGTTGGAGTCAGCCTCCGTGGGCAGGCTGGAAGCCGATTATTGGGGCGGGTCGTGACGGACGCAATTATGAGAGCAAGCCAGACGTGTTTTACCAACGGTTCGCACAAGACGGCGATTCGGGTTTCTTCCACGGTCTGCGTGGCGGTTCTGAACCGCTGGGTATGAACCCGATTCCAGCCAACCCCTACCACCCCGCGGGCGAAATCTCCCACCCGACAGAAGCCTACGCCGAGCCAGAGGCAAGTGTAATCGTCCCAGAGATTGTCCAGCCGTCCCCCACGCCAGTAGGACTACAGGACGAGCAAGAGATTGCGTTTCACGCCGAGCCACAACAACGTGCCGTCTACGCTCCTCCTTATTCGCAGACGTTGAAGCAAGGAATGGGGAAGATTCCAGAGGATTCTTCTCTCTACGAAGAACCCTTTGAATACAAGGGGTCGCTCCACAAGAAAAAATCACTACGGAAGTAGATGTATCGTATTAGTGACCTTACGAAAAAACGAGCGAGAGAAATTGGCGTAGAAGTATTGCCCTCCACCAACCCTAAGAAAAAAATTGACGTGTTCTTTGAAGGGGAGAAGGTCGCCTCTATCGGTGCGACGGGCTATAAAGACTTTCACGTTTATTTGGCGACCGAGGGGGCGGACGTAGCAAGGGAAAAAAGGCGCTTGTATCATCTACGACACACACAGGATAGTCTGGGAGAATATCTTGCGAGGTGGTTACTTTGGTAAAGGATTCAGAGAATCCGAACCCTTTAGGGTAGGGTAGGGTTGGTAGGGTGGAATAACGGTCTATTTCAATTCGTTCCCCTAGGGATTTCCTCTACACGAGGCGGTTCAAAATAGACCTCTTTTTTACCCTAGTCACCCTCTAGAGGTCGGGGTCTTCCGCAGGAAGCCATATCTCTTTGTCGCACATTACAACATTTGGATAGTTTTTAAAGATAGTGGACCAGCGACTCTTACAGTTTTTGATGCGTTTGATAGTATGTTTGTCCAGTCCCAAATAGTCTTCTAGTAGACGTTTCGTGCCTACGTTAGAGCCACTGAACGGAAAATAGGTGACACTGTGACACTCATTCAGAACACGTCGTGTATCCTTGCCAGCAGTCGCCAAGTGATTCGTGATAATACACGTGATTTTGAAGTGACGACCCACCTCTAAGATTTGGTTCATAATATTATACACACCCTCTCGTTGCTTCTTGTCTGAAATCACGTCTATATCGTCTAGCACAACGCACGAATTGGCAAACTCGCTGACCTCTAGGGGGTTTGTATAAATTGTTTCGTCAATAATAATACGATTCGGTTTCACCACGTCTAGACTTTCGTCGTCTTGTAGTGCGGAGAAACAGTAGACTTCATTCTTTGGGAACATCTTCTTGTATTGCTTGATATAGTTGGCGGTATACGTTGATTTCCCACTACCACTGGCTCCCGTAATGTAAAGAATTTGGCGTTCCGTTTCGGGGTCGGGGATTTGCTGAAAAGAGCCACTGGGGAGTTTCAGTTGTGTGAACGGCTTGGCGTATTCGTCTTTCTCGTCTAACGTGCTAGTAACACTCACTATTTTGTTGTGATACGCCCCACCTTCCGCCTTCGCAAGAAAGCGACCGACTCTGTCCATATTTAGACTCATCTTTACTATAGGACAAAGATTTTTAATCGGGATTTAACTCACTGGGGTCAGCCAAGTGAATGAATAATACGCCTTATTCGCCAGACTATCTAATACACAAGTGCCTTTCCACAGTGTGCTTTGTGTTAATACGAAGCCTACTTGCTGGGGCGCGGACACCGCCCAGCCCGCCCCCGTCACCGTCTGATTAAAGTAAGCAGTAAGAGGAGCGCCCAGAAAGAAAGGCTGTTCTGCTACTACTGTTGCGTTCGTAGGGGAGTTTTGTCTGAAGTTGCCCCACGTGAAGGGAATGACGGCGTTCTCTCCAAACTCTGCGAAAAGGGCTTGGTAGGACGGAAGTCTGACAGTGATAGGGGCGGTAAGAGTAACTGAACTGTATAAGTAACAGTTCGCCAACTGTGAGGCAAGAACGAGTAGGTCTGCTCCCAACGCATCTATACTCACTCCTGCGGGCAGTGAGGCTGGTGTAAGGTTAATAATCGGATTGGTTGCCGTTCCAGTGATTGTAGTGTTCGTCCCAGCAGATACGCTCTGAACGCCAGTAGAAGTTGCGTTAATAATTGGAATAGACGCAGTCCCTCCAATCGTGACATTCGTTCCCGCAGTAATACTACTTACACCACCAGTAGCGTTTATAATAGGATTAGAGGCAGTTCCCGTAAGAGAGATATTCGTCCCAGCCGTTACACTCTGAACACCACCAGACGCACTGGTAATCTGTGACTCTAGATTGTTTATTTCCAACGGGACAGAATAGGCGTTCGCTCCAGGAGTCGCCATTTATTAGACGATAGATTTTTCGTAACTTAAAATCCCGCCCCTCTTTTTAAATTAAATGTCATACTACCAACGCAATCGTGCGGTGCTAATCGCTCGTCAGACGGAATACCACCAGAAGAACAGAGAACGCTACTTGGCGTATATGAAAGAGTATAACAAGAAATACTATCTGGCTCACCGTCCACCACCGAAGCCGAAGAAGGAGAAGCCAGTGAAAGTAAAGAGAGAACCGAAACCGAAGAAAGAGCCTAAAGAGAAAAAAGTGAAAAAGGAGTATTTGTTCGTTCCACCCGAAAATGGCGGGATTGTCATAGAGCGGGGGCAGTTCGTTCTGGACTTTCCTTAAGGCACAATATTCAACACACCCGCATTACTCCACACCGCACCAGTAGGAAGACCCGCAGAAGAGGTGGGAACATTCGTAAGAAGTAATGCTCTCAGTATTTTT